AGTGGTCTGGGAAGTCAATTCGTGTCTGTCCGTTACTTAGAGTGGCTGTTCCTCGATGAACGAGGAGAACTTCTGCTGCCTCAATACCAGTATAAACCAATCTATAGCCCTTTTTCAATGGATGAGGAATCGAGAAATTTGATGTGCCGCTTTTATTAATATTGCCAGCAACATTTAGGGCTTCAAGCCCACTCATGAGAATATTGACTCGACCAAAATATCCAGCTCCACCAAAGATTCTGTCTGCACTCATTTGACCTGCAGAGATTTTTCCAGCGTTTAAGTCATTGATCTCAGCATCGGTAACTGCCAAGTCTTGAATCTTGGCTGTACTGATAGCAGCATTAGCGATTCTTGAGTTACCAACTTCTAGAGCTCCTATCTTGGCGTTAGTGATTGTGGCATCAGCAATTTCAGCGTTAGTTACAGCCGCATCCTGAATCTTTGCGGTGCTAATGGCCGCATTGGCTATTCTGGAATTTCCGACCTCCAATGCACCTATTTTTGCGTTTGTAATCGCTGCATCAGCTATTTCGGCGTTTGTGATAGCGGCTGTCTGGATTTTCGCTGTAGAAATTGAGGCATTGGCAATTTTGGCGTTGGTGATTTGAGCGGTTCCTATATGAGCGGTAAGAATAATCGCTTCTGCAATTTGAGCCGAAACAGTAATAACAGAACCAGCTTTATAGACCTTAGCTGCGGTGATGGCATCATCTTGAATTTTTTGTGTTGCAACGGCTGCCTCTGCTAGCTTTTGTTCAGTGACAGAAAAATCATCGAGTTCACTATCTCCGACAGCTCCTGGTTTAATGTTGACTGTATCCACAGAGTTGGGAGCCAGAAGTGGAGAGTCGACACCATTGTGAGAATGAGGAATAACTTCAGGAAATGGTTGATCTTCAACTTCTCGATTTGTTAATATTTTTTTAATATCTTTGGTCAACATAGGTTTATAAAACTCCTAAAGGTTCAAAATAAGTCGTTGCTGAAATAACTTCCGGAGTGTCATTCCCATTGGGGTGTAGGTTCATTGCCAGTTCGTATTCCTCTCCAGTGCCTGGGTCATCTTCGTCCCCACCGGTTTCGATGGTAAAAATTGCCTTGGATCTTCCTTCTTGATCAAAGAGCTCTGAGCCATCCTGCATGGTGGCCAGTTGCCATTCGGCTTGTTGATTCACTTTGTAGAAAACTTCTATAGTGCAATCTTTAGGGAGAGGTTTTGTGACGAGCTTGATATGTCTGAAACCCTTTTGTGTGAATGATTCGCCACCATCAAATACCAAACCTTCATAATGAGCTTCTGCTTTGTTATCTGGGTCAATGACATCAGTTCCAAAAGTTGTTCCGTCTTTCCAAGAACAGTAGATCTTGTCCTCATACATCGTTAAGGCTCCGATCAGGACATTTTCCATTTTGCTGTGCGAAGGAATGTACTCAAGATTTAGAGCATATGGTTCGTTTTTGTTCAGTCGGCCGTAAGAGTAGATGCCGCATTTATCGCTTCCATTCACGCCCAACAAAGGTAAGCCTCCCATAATGGTTACTCCGCCTGGATTCACCCAGGCAAATTCGCCAGGAAGCTTTTTTATCCTCAGCAGGTTGGAGGTATCCCAGAAGTAAAGACCACCACGCACTCCTGCTTGGATCATTAAGAATTCGCCTTGCAAAAGAGCGTTAATGCCTCTTTCTGCGACCATTCTTCTTTGGATCCAAGAGGGTTGAATCTTGTCCCAAGTCCAAAGCCAGCCTTCTTCGACTTTGTCGCCTTTGGTAGAACCGAACACGACCAATTGATCCAGTCCTAGTAAACATTTGTTTCTATGGCTTCGAGGCAAATCGATGGCATCTCGATTAAATCCTCCTTCGAAGTCGACCATCGCTAAATCTTTACTGTCGCAAATAAGAAGCACTCCCAGAGCTTCTGACATGGTGTGCCAAGCTGGGTCACCATCAAGTGTTTGCCAGTCGTGCTCTACATCTGTTGGCCAAGTACCAGAAAGTTTAATTCGGCTAACTTTTGTTTCAGTTGCCCAATAGAGGTAAGGAATATAGTTATCACTGCCATCATTGTTGGTGTATTCAGCTGCTCCGGTGATTTTGCCATTTGAGTCGGTATAGACCAGCTCCCATGCACTGGCTCCACCAGCTTTTCTATAAATTTTGCCGGTATCGCCAAAGCCATATAAGTTGCCATTCGAAGCAGGAACGTAGAAGAGAATAAGGTCAGTGATTACTGTGTCGCTACCTAGATCTTCTTTTAATCGTTGGTTGCATTTAAGAGTGTTTTCTTCGCCTCGGATATTTAAGCCATAGCCGAAACGGAAAGCCTCTCTAACCCCTTGGAATGGGTCATCTGCTATTCCACCTCGAAATCCTTGTATTCTGTATGCGTTCATATATTTATGACCATCGAGTGCTTTTTGCCTGTCCCACGAAGACGGCCGATGGTTCCTCGTCCTCGCGGTCTTTGGTTTGTTGTAATAAGGCGTGAGCTTCAATAACTTCTTTTTCCGCTTCGTTTTTTCTCCCTGGCTCTTTTGCTAGACAAGTTGCTAATGCCAGTTTCAAAATCGGTTCATCAAGTTCTTCTGGAGTAATTGGCTCATCGGTATCTTCAACGAGTCGGACTGGACGGCGTTTGTAAAAGAGGTCGATTACTTTTCCAGCCACATCAGCTGGGGCATCTACAAAATATTGATCTCCGATTACGGCGTAGATTTTTTGCCATCGCCAGTCCGTATGAAGAGATGGGTGAACTATGTCGAGGGAGGGATGAAAAGTAGGAGCTATCTTGTTATCTGATTTACGACTTAGATATTGATTCTCGGAAGCTTTGTGATATTCCTCGCCATCTACAGAGAGGAAAACCATGCCTCCTGGTTTAAAGTCAAAAGGTAGGAAGTATGACTCTTTCCCTGAGCCATCAGGATTTAGTTCTGTAAGTTGACTGGCGTGTTTACTTAGGAACTTAAAACGAGCAAAATTGCATGCTCGAACTATCGCTTTGTTAATCCAGCGATCTTTATCAGCGTCTTTCCAGAAGCCGCTCACTTTAGAGGCGGTCATTCTGGCGTTTAAGTCTTGTCTAAATTCTTGTAGTTGCATATGTTTTATTGCAAACTTCCTGTTGCTCTATATCTCTGGACATAAGGCAATAAGGCATTTCCTGGACAGTCTGTTGCTGATTCGGGAACTTCTCCATGACCAAAAACTCGTTCTTTTGGAATACTTCTTTCTTGACGCAAGTCGTCTAGAACTTTCTGCAACGTTGTCAGTTGGGCGGAGGTGGGAGTTTCGCTGTTATGGAAGCTGCCGCACAAAACTACTCCTAACGAGCGGTAGTTCATTTTGTTGCTATCGCAGTGAGCACCGATGATATTGTCTGGTCGACCTAAGATCAGTACGCCATCCCCATCAAGGGCTCCTGCTATCCATTTGTGGTACCCGATATCATCCCAACCAAAGCCGATATGAGCCTTCTTAATGGTTGTAAAGCGGGTGTTATCTCGAGGAGTGGCTGAATGATGGACAATAATAAACTCGGGGTAGTTAGCTTTATTGAAAGTCTCTACATCTTTGTCTCTGGCGGTTACCCTACGTTCTCTAGTCCAGGCTATAAGTAGTCGAGGAGCGTATTTACCTGAATCTTGGTTATAGTCCCAAATGTATTTTGTGTTTCCATGTCCGGAGTTATAATTCTCGAGCACGAGTCCGAGCTTACTTCCTGCCCAACCTGGGCGGTCAACAATCTCTTGAATAATGTCTTTGAGCTCTGGTGATTCGTAGACACTTTCCGCAGTCCAGTGATCTCCTATAAGCACACCTGCCTCAGCATGTCCTAGGTTCCACTGAACTTTGGCATTGGTTTTATTGCGTAGCGAAGGACGATTTGAGCCATTGGAGGCAAAGACTGCAGCATCATCTTCAGCCAAACCTTTAATTAAAACGTTTGGCATGCCGTTATTTTGGAAAGGGCTGGTTACAAGTATCTTTGATGAGATAATTTCTGCTCTTTTAGGAATTGCAATCGGGCTGAAAATAAAACCAGCATCGTTGGATGATTGCTCTGGATCCAGACTGCCATCGTCTCCAAAGGTGGTCATGTTGTTCTGAAAACCACTTTGGTACCAGCTACTCTTGTAGTCTTCTTCACCATCTCGATCGTTACCTTGAATTAATCCAATAGTTATTTGTTCATGCAGCCCTTGAGGTAAATAATAAATTTCGAGTTCAGGTTTGTAAGCGTCACCTTTACTTGAGTCGTAGCAGGTTTTTGAATGGTCAGTATCGCTACCATCATCTTCGATAACGAAAGCAAGAGCGTTGCCAGGTTTCCAGCCATTTTGTGAAATGAGTTCTTCCACGATTAGATTCAGGTTTGGCGTTTGAACCCATTCGTGGACGTTCCATTTCCGGACAATGTCCCAATCGACCGCATTGAGTGTTTTTGTTCTTGTAGAAGGCCTATTGGAGCCATCCGATTTGAATGGAGCAGGGTCTGGCTCTTTGATGCCCTTTATTTTTAAATTGACGGCGAAGTCAGTGTCATCTGTAATCGCAGGGCGGAGGCGAAGTCTTGCCAGGAGAACTTTTGAAAACTTGGGAATATCGATAGCACGAAATCGTAATGCACCGGTTTGAGCGCCGGTGAAGTTTCCAAAGGTTATGATGTTTGATGCATTACCATCTTTATTCCAAGTCGAAGACCCAGCCTCTCTACCATCATCAGAGTTCTCTTGGATTGTTGCTTTGATCTTCAATACTTGGTTTTTCATAGTCATTTTTGCTTCTGCGCGGAACATCTAACTTGATGTTTATTCGAGCGTTGGCTTTGACTCCCACAAGCTTCATAATTCTTCGAATTGCTGCTATGGTTTCTCCACCTCTGCCGATTAATGCACCCGCGTCTTTGTCATCTAGACGAACTGATAACAGGACTCCCATTTCGTCTACTTTTCTTTCGATAACAACTTTTTCTGGTTTTGCGACTATGGCTTTTATTATTTGTTCTAGTAGTGCTACATCGCTTTCTTGCATAGTTTTCACCTCCTTACTTTCATTACGGGACGTTCGGTTCGAGCGTCAAAATTAATTCGGCAGCATTAGCCGCCGCACTGTTAAAGTCCCAAATGTTCTCGTATTGGTTTGCAGGACTTGCATCGTCCTCTAGGGTGAGTGTGAGTGCTTTGCCTGTAAATTCGGCTTGTTGAATAAGCTCGTTAATGACCGAGGCTATATTAGGAGTTTGATACCAGGTGTTAAGCACCCAATCTTCTGCGATATCCCAATCAACTGCGGCTGTAGTTTTTGCTCTTGTTGAAGGGCGATCGCTGCCGTCTCCTGCAAAGGTATTGGGACCAGCTTGTAAAACGCCCTTTACTTTCAGAGTTGGTCTTTTTGTGGAGTTAACGGCTGCTTTTACTCTTAGTACGGCGTTAGTAATTTTGGCGTTGTTGGGAATAAATGCTCGCAAGAATCGAAATCCTGCATCACAACTTCCGGTATTGTCGTTGCCAACAGTAATTTGACTGGACGCAAAGCCGTTGGGATACCAGCTGGTGTCGTAGTCTTCTTCACCATCATCGCTATTTCTAAGAACTTTTAGTTTTGTAACTATCACTCGTTCTAATTTCTGATCTGCATAATCCTTAGTCGCGTAAGGATTAGCTCCTGAGGGAGTACCGGTACTGGCAAGTGCATTTTTTTCGTTGGTCGTTGGAAGGTTCGCATGATTATGAGAACTCTCATGACTGGCGACTGCTGCGGAAGCAGCACCAGTGGGGTCAATTGCTACCCAGGTTGAACCATTAAAAGCGTAAATTTTGTTTTCATCTTCAATCCAACAAGCAAAACCTTCGTTGGGTGCTGTAAACTTCCAGACAGATCCGTTGTATTCGGCAATTTTGCCTTCCTGACCAGTCCATGCGCTAGTTGCTGAAGCAGCAACAATATAACGATCGCCTTCAACTGGACTTCCTGGCGGTGTATTCAAGTCCTTATCTAGAACAGAGTCCTGCCAGTCAAGCATTTTTAGTTTTGCTGATGATGTTGCACTTCTGTATTTAGCCATAGATTTACTTTTCGGTTATAAGTTCGACAACTTGTCCTGCAACGCCGGAACTGACCACAATCTGCTCAGTTCCTTTAATGCACAGTGATATACTGTCTCCTGCGTTGTCTAAAACAAATGGAGCGGCTTTGCTGTCATTGTCGTTATGAGCCACGTTTACAGGCGCAGTGTTATCTGCGCTGCTTTTAATAACGACTTCGCAACCTTCACCAACTTTGATAGAAGGGAGTGGATCCCATTCACCAGCATTGGTCATGGTTACTCGAGCAGTCGTAAAGGTTGGTCGACTGTGTATAGCCATAAATCTTTTTTTAAAACTTCGGCTGGTCTGCCGTACTTCTAACTCCAGATTTTGTCGTGGGCTGAGTAGCTCCTTCTTCTGCACCACTCATTTCGACCTCTCGTTTGCGAAGTGCCGCTTCCCGGGCCTCAATTTCTTTTTCGCGTTCTTCAAGAGTTTTGAATTTGTCTTGGTAGATTTGATCAACACTCTTACCGCCCTTTAGATCTGCGGTTTCAACTTTTCTAAAGACGCTTCCGAAATTGGGATGGCTATCGAGATATTCAATCTCCTCTGAGTTTTTGGTTTTATACACACCTTCGTGGAATTGAATGTAAGTACCCCGAATAATAAGCACTTTGCCACCGACCTCTTTTAAGTACGAAGGTGACATTACTAACTTGAGTTCGTAGTAGCGAGAGATATAAACAGTTTCTTTCGGAGCCTGAGCCTTAGCAGTTTTTGGTTGCTGAGGTGTTGGTGCCGGAGGAATACCTCCTTGTTCCTCATGAGCCTGTTTAATGCGTGCAACTAGTTCGTCCCGCTTGCCGTCTTTGGAGACACCGAGCAGTTTTGCAACACTCCAGAGTTCTGCCATTGACATTTCTTCTATAGATTTTGTGTTTCTTTCTTCAGTCATATTTTTCACCTCGCTTTCTTTTTTGTCTGGTTAACAACCCCAGATTGGGTTGAAGGGGTGATAACGCTCACCCCTTCTTAGGCGACTACACTGAGTAAGAAAGTGTGTAGTAACTTTCGTTGCGTTACTTTTTTATTCATAGGTTTCAGTAATGCTTAGGTTTAAAGAGCGCCGATACTCATAATGGCGTGGCGTTGCTCTTGCTCCATTTGCAGTCCACATTCGGTTAAGTACTCATCGACCTGACTATCTTCACCTGGGTTCTGACGATTAGTCATGAGCTTGGTGTCACGATTTGTCAGATAGCGGTATGTCAAAGCTTCCATGTCCAACCCAACGGCATAGTTTCCGTAGGTTGTTCCGATTAAGAGCGGATGCTTGATGATGTGCAGTGTGCCGTGTGGAGAATCGTAAGTAACGATTCTGAGTCCGTAGGCTTTGGTTGGATTGACTACTTGGAGTTTCCCCTTTGCCCAACCATTGATCATCGAAACGACCGAAGCTGAAGCGAAGAGATACTTTTCAGTGTTGCCATGCGCAAAGAGACTTTCGAGCCATGAGTCAAACTCAGACTCGGTGTCAACGTTTGCAGTGGCGTAAGTAGCAATCCTTCCTAGAATTCCGCTTGTAAACCTCTTGGGGTGAGTTCCAGAAGTAAGAATGCCTTTTTTACCAAAGATAAATGTGCGCTCAATATCGACATAGTGTTCGATACCTTTTTTTCGCCTCTGGTAGTCAAAGTCATTTTCTTTCACCCATCCTTGAGTATTTCGGGCAGTTTCAGTGATACCGACTGGAGTTCTGAAGATTTGACAGTAGTTGGCTACCTCGGCAATGGTTGTCGATTTAATATCGCGCAAACCTGCACCTTCCTCATTGGCATTACCAATGAGCCAGACGTCTCCGACTGCTGAAGCAGCCGAGCCTGTTGCTCCACCGAGTTCTGGACCTACTGTAACTGTGTTTGCGTCTACGATAGCGGTTACCTGAAAGACCCACTTCTGTGAGGACACCAAGATGATGTCGCCGACTTGAAGATACTGCGATTGCCCTGTGACAGTTAAGTTACCGCCATCAGGATCGACAGTGCTTGAGCCGGTAAGCTGTCGCTTTCCAAACTCATCTTCAAACCATTTAAATTCTGGGTCAGTAGACTCTTTCTTTTTAAGTGCTTCGCCCTCGCCGGTTGCTGGGTCTTTACCAGCGTTTGTTAATATCGCCATCAATGGATATCGGTTGACATCCAATAGCGATACAACGTCTGCGACGTCATACTTTCGGGTTGCCCCTAAATTACCTGAACCTCTGATTCCTGTTGCTGATGCTGGCATATATTTTTTTCACCTCCCTTCTTTTTAATAATGTAGGGAGTTAGATTCCTAACCCTCCTAAGGGGCTTTTTGACCCGCTTCCGGCGAGGGCTTTCTGGATGCGTTTTGTTTCGGCATCCGAGCCGTCGGGCTGAGTCGGAGCGCCCGCTCCACTCTCAACTTGAGCTTTGGCTTTTTTGAGCCGGCTCTTTTCTTCATCTGATAATTCTTCAGATCCATCTTTGTTCTCGGCTTCATCTTTAGCTTTATGCTTGCCGAGGAAAGCATCGACTTGAACACAGGCTTCTTTTAGAGAAACGGTTGTGCCTTTAGCGCTAGCAGCATCCATGATGGTTTGCACCATCTTTCGATAGTCTGGATCTTGTAGTGGATGATCTTTTTTGGCTTCGGTAATTTCTTTGCGCACCGATTCACGAATCTTTTCTTGAGTCTCGATAGTCTTTTTGACTCCATCGTCTATGCGAGAAATAACCCATTTGGCAAAATCTGAAGGTGTCATTTTTTGCAGTTCATCTGCTGAGGGAAGGTTTAAGTTTTCCTCCTCCTTGTCTTTAGCTTTAGCGTCTTCTGGTTGATCTTTTTTGTCTGGACTCTTGTTTTCGAGTGCGGCTACACGAGACTCGAGAGTTTCGTATTCTTTGATTACTTCTTCACGGCTTTTACCATTCCAACGATCCTTGTTTTCCTTATCGCTATCTTTGGCTTTGGAATCTTTGTCCTTAGAGTCCTTGCCTGACTCATTTTCAGCACCTTCACCGTTAGGTTTTTCATCTTTGCCGGATTCTTCAGGTTTCTTGTCCTTATCTTTGTCGGCATCATCAGTTGGCTGGGTCGTGTCTTTATTGGCATCAGAAGATTCCTCCTCGTCATCTGGTGCATCGAGTAGGGCTCGCAATTCTTCTTGTTCTTTTTGTTTCAGTTGTTCTTCGTCCATATATTTATTCCTTTCGTAAATCTTGAGCAGTTTCGTCTCTCTCTTTAATAACGCTGTCAACCATGCTCAAAACTTTTCTGTATGCCTTGATCATTTGTTTATGTTCAAGGTCTTCTTCTATAGGGCAGTCGAGTAAGTCTTTACTTTCAATCTCTAGTTCTTGATTGATAAGACTTTTAATAATCTGCCAACCCTCAGTTTGGGTCATTTCCCAAACTGCTCGGCCTTTATCTAATTTTTCGTCAATACTGTCAGTCATACTTTTTTACAGGTTCGGATTAGCCGGTTCTTCTTCTTTTTCCGGCTGTTCCTGGTCTTCTAATTTCATTTTGTTTTTCTGAGTTAGCCCTCCAAGAGGGCGTACTTCGTTTTCCTTCATGTCTTGCAGGGTAGCGATTAGGCTATCCAGTACTTCCACAAAGGTGGAGTTGCCCTGAAAAAATGTGTTACGGGCGACAGTAAATAACGAGTCAACTTTGTCCCATATTTGAGCTTCATTTGGCTTCGCTGATGCATTTGCTTCAGGTGCTTTTTCTGCAGGCTTTTGATCCTGTGTTGGTGCTTTTGGCTGTTTTGTTTGATCTGGTTCCATAGTGTTTTCCTTTAAGTAATTGGGAACGGTCTTTGTGCATCCCACAATAATGCTCCGACATATGCTTCAGCCGATGGGGATGAGCCGCCAGTGATGGTCACTACCACTCGCAAATATCGTTTCTTGCGTTCAATTTGCATCTTGTAGCCAGTGTCTTCAGCTATAGTGATTTCTTCTCCACCTTTAGCTACAGTTACTCCTGAAGCAAAAGTTGAGGAGTCTGATTCTTCGATCTTTACTTTGGTGGAGGTTTGGTCGCCAAGATCACCGATGGCGATGTCTATAAGACCGGAGTCGTAAGCCGGTCGGTCAGAGAGATAACTATCAACTGCTGAACCCTGAGTGGTTTCTGTAATGGCTCCAATGGGGAGGAGAGTTGCTGGGTGTATATTCTGATTGAGTGTTTTCATTTTTGTTTCAGACTTGGTTTTTTAAGAAACCAACTAAAAAGGGCTGCAACTTCTAAACACACGCATTTATTGGCGTATATTCAGAAGTCACAGCCCCGATTGTTTCGTTAGGCTTTACTTCCTAATGTTTACAGTCTAGTAAAGGAGAAAACAGTTCTCAATAAAGTTTCTGTAACTTTATGATGATTGAGAGGATTTATTTAAGGTTGATCTTGGAGGAGAGTTTTCGGCGCATATACAAGCGTCTTTCACTACTAGGGGAGACCATTTGGACAAAAGGTAAGCTACTTGAGTGATTTAGAAACTCATCTAGCGCCTTTCTAGCTTCTTCGACATTGCTCCAATAACTAATGCTTATCCAGTTTTTGCCAGACTTCAGTATCTCACAGCTAATAAATCCTTTTTGCTTCTTGAAGAAGCTGTATTGTGCTTTTTTCACTGCTTTGAGCAAGGCTTCGTCGCTGATGCCTTCGATTGGACTAAACTCATAGAACTCAATGGCGGTGTTTTTCTTCATTTCAAGGCTAATTATAGCAGAAATGCTAGTTATCGTCTGTAGAGTTATAGACTGCATAAATACTACGCTTAAGTTCAAACGTAGTATGCCAAACATAAATGTGAGGAAAAAATTCGGCAAGCGACTAAGAGAGCTTAGAAAGGTCGCTGGTTTATCCCAAGAAGATTTGGGATTTAAGTCCAATATACACAGGACTTATATTGGCGCGGTTGAGAGAGGAGAGCAGAATGTCTCTCTGGACAATATTTACAAACTCTCCAAAGCTCTTAAGGTTGAGATGATAGAACTGTTTAGCTTTTAATCTGTGAGTAAGAATAATTTTTGATTCTTTACTTCCTGAGCTAACCTGTAGCTGTTGCAGTGGGATAAGTATCCTAAATAAGAATTCATTGCCTGATCGAATGTCTCCAGTGGAACAGCACCATCTTTTATGAGTTTTGCTCGCTCTCTTAGCTTGCGCAGTAATCGTCTTTTTGTCTTTGTCCTGGGTAAGATAAATTTAGGGAAAATAACATACCCCAAAAAGTCTGTTCCAAGATAATAATCCCGTATTGATATTTTGTTTGGGTGTAAAGTCAATTTTAGCTGTTCAGTAAGGAAAATCTTAATTTTTGAAAGAGTTTCCTCTAGGTACGTTTGATTATCTGCCATGATGACAAAATCATCGGCATACCTGACATAGTATTTGACTTTCAATTCATGTTTTATGTACTGATCTAGAGGATCCAGATAAATATTCGCAAAGAGCTGTGATGTTAAATTACCTATTGGCATGCCTTTGGGATCATTCTCCGTTTTAAAGCTGGAAATGACTTGCTGAAGTAACCAGAGAAAATCTTCATCAGGGATTCTTCTTTTTAGAAGTTCAAGTAAGACGTAGTGGTCAACATTTGCGAAGAATTTCTTCACATCACATTTGAGTACGAATAGATGCGATGAATTGTTTTTACTGGCTTTTCTAGCCAATTTAGTGAAGGCTATTACCGCTTTATGGGTTCCTTTCCCTTTACGACAGGAGTAGGAATGAGCGTAAAAAGTAGGGTCAAAAATTTCTTCGAGAGCCTGGCTGACTAAATGATGCACAACTCTATCGTTTACACAGGCCTTGTGTATATGCCGAATCTTAGGATCTCTTACGTAGAATTCTTCATAACTACCATGTTTATAAGCCTTATCGCTTAAGCTCTGGTGAAGAGAGAAGATGTTATCCTCTAGTCGCCTCTCAAAAACACCTACATCAGATTTCTTTCTTTTTCCTTTGAGGAAACCTTCCCATGCCTGGAACAGGTTTTCAAGTGATATAATTTCAGTGTAATTACTATGCCAGATTCTCATACTGATTTCGAACCAGGTAGGTTAAATTTAGACATACCAGTCTTTCAAAAAGCATACGAGCTTTATAAGTTTTTTTATCAACTGGTGGCTCATTTTCCTAAAAAAGATCGGTATGCCATTGGACAGAAGATTGAAAATGGCATATTGGAGTTAATTGAGGGCATTATAGTTGCAAGCCAATTATCTAAGACAGAAAAAGTGCCGACTTTACAGAGTGCTAGCATCAAACTTGATGTACTTAAAGTTCTCATAAGATGTTGTAAAGATTTAAAGATTATTGATAACAAAAATTACCTCCTTCTTGAGTCTCAACTACAAGAGATAGGTAAGATGCTTGGCGGTTGGATCAAAGCATCTACCTATCGCTCTTAAAGTTTCCTTTGGGCAGGTTTTGTGTTTGGACTGGGATAAGACTACAGCGACACGGAAGCCAATGTTGTCATTCGAGTTCGACGGATGATTCCAATTGGCGTTGGCGGCACCACCATTGTCGGAGTTACCAACAATGACACGGTTAGGATCGCCGTCATCACGTTTCGCGTTGCTCGCTTTCTTTCCTGAGCCAGATCATAAGCTCTGACTCATTTTTGCCACCGGCATCTTAGTGCTCGATTACAATCTTTATTTTGCTTCCCTAGATTGTCTCTGGTTACCCAGAAACTCTCTCCTGAATTTGAATTGGCTCAAGTTTCCCTGAGACCTTCGAAAGCAAGCAAGTAGTTTTATCCCTCCTTTATCAGCACTCTCCTTGCAGCCGTAACCACAAAGACTCAGGCTTTGCTCTAAAGAAGAGCGATTTCGTGAAACACAAGCGTACTCGTGTTTTCATTAACAAAATCTAAGTGAAGTATAAATAAGAGAAGTAAGAAAAATCAAGGGTAAATGCTATCTATAGACATCAAATTATTAGTAGTGGGAAAAATTTTTGCGAATCGACCCGCTTCGCGGGTCAAGGGACCAAGTAACAAGAATCCAAAAGAACCAAGAATTCAAGAGATCAAGTTCCAAGAACTACAGCGACACGGAAGCCAATGAGGCCAGACGAGAACGACGGAAGATCCCAATCGGCGTAGGCGGCACCACCATCGTCGGAGTCACCAACAAAGACACGGCTAGGAGCGCCGACAACACGAACTTCTGTACTAGTCCACTCATAGGTATCGGTTTCACCCCAACCTTCACGATTGCCAAGCAAGTTCCATTCAACCGCAGTTAGCATTCGAGCATCTCTACCGTTAACACGCAGGCCGGTTTGTCCTGAAAACCAAGGTAAGAATCTATCTTGGATCGCCTGATCCGCATTTTCGGCAGAAACATTGAAGTAGTTATCAAGCCCCATAGCCTCCATCGCTGGAGTCTTGTCATAGCTTTCTCCCCATGAAGGCTTCTTTACACTTTCTACGGCTACCCAAGCACCTTGTGATTGAGGGAATTCCATATTCCCATCTTTTGCCAATCCCCAGAACCATTGTTCTAGATTTCTTGTAACAGAATGATCTCCTCGCTCAGTATCAGACAGGGTTTCATATCTTCGCCAGTTTGGATATTTGCGTTGTAAATCATCAAGGAATTGTTCTTCACCTTTGCGTTTGAGGTCATCTAACGTACCTAGATCAAGTTTGGGGATATAGCGTAACTCGAATCCCAAACTTTCCATGTTTCTTTTGATTTCTGGTGTAATATTTGCTGGAAGGGGTGGAACTTCTACATTTGTGCCAAGCACATCTTTCCAAGCGTTCTGCTCTTGAGCAATCTCTACAGTAGCTCGCGGTCTTTCGGGCACTGCCGTTGAATTACGGTCAAAGCCTCGTCTCTGGCTTGTGTTTTGTGGAGCGATGTATTCAACGTGTTGAATGAGCTCATCAAGTTTAGCCTTGTCAACTTCTGAATCAAGCTTATTGGAGTAGTAATAACGCAATGCAGCTTGAAAAGTTTCATTAATATCACCACTATAAAACCTTAGAATGAAATCACGAACGCGTCTAGGCTCCATTCTGTCGTCATAAGTGAATGGCTGTGGTTGGTCTGCAGCTACTTTACGACCTTTAACTAATTCCTTAGCAGCTTTATGGAACTCTTTATACCTTCCGAGAATTGCATCAATACCAGGAATCTCTTGTAGTTGTTCTGGCTGTAAGGCATATTCTTGAGATACTAGGTAGATATCTGGTGAAACCTTCTCATTTTGAGAAGCCAGTGTAAAGAGAGCGTCTGTTGAGTAAGAGAAAGTTTCATCAGGTAAGTCGGTAGGAGCTTTCAAATACACCCAACGTCTTAGCTGAGCAGGATCTAGCGGTTCACGGCCGAAGTATCCCTTTCCTGGTGGATTCATAAGGGCAACTACCTTAGTGGTTTCTTTACTGACTGGAATCGTTTCGGAAGCATCTTCAGAGAGAACAACAGATTCTCCTCGATTAACTGCATCAAGCACCTCATGAAGCCTAATAACAATGTTTGGAGCAGCAGAGTTAAATTCATCAAGAATGATGACTTTTATTTTTCCTTCTTCTTGGCGTAATCCCGAAGTAACTTTTCCATCAGCGAAGACATATTCAGGGTCTTCTGGCCCACGTTTATCAGGATTAGGAATGTACCGACCCATGAGATCTTCGACATCAGTAGCGCCGTTTAAGTTGGCGTAATGAACTTCCCATCCTAAATCTGCAGCCATTTTTCTTACTGTCGTGGTTTTTCCGATGCTAGTACCACCTTCAATCAGTACCGGATCTCCTTGAAGAAAACTCACAGCAATGTCTTTTTGCATCCCAAGTGAGAATTTGTCATTAATGTAGTCAGCGTACTGCTCTCGCCTAGGAACAAAACGCCCTTCAGGATTCTGAGATTTAGGCAGACGAACTCCGAGATAAGCAACCGTATCTTGCGTTTCCTCAACAGGAAATTCTGGTGGTGGAGTAAATTGATGTCGTTCCATAGATGATTCGTCTGGCATAGTTTTTAGTTTTGGTAAGTTATACCTACTTGTTCAAGAAGCATAAAACCTGCTTCCTGAGCTTTTTTAAGGGTATCTTTCGTTAGTAAAAACACTACAGCAACATCTTTATAGCAGGGGGTTACTGTCTGAGATTTGAGATTGAACTTATCATAAATTTCAACTTGACCAGTGGGGTACTGCACCGCAAAGTCATACATATCTTTGGACAAGCTTTCTTTTGCAATGAAAAAAGATTTTGAAGGTTGGGTGATTTGTTTAAATAAGTCAGAAGTGTCTACTGCTTGTCGAAACTTATGTTCTTCAAGTTTGCTTGCGAGTTGGGCAAGATCGGTTTCATCCTTAGCGATCGCGAGAGAAACCTCTTTTTGTGAGTTTACGAATTTCAAGAAATCGTCAAAAGTGTTTGTCATAATGCTATGTATAGTATACTAAAAAGTGTCGTAATTAGCGATCGCCTCTCTTATAACATCGGCCAATTTAGTAGACATCTCTCGCACTCCAATATTTGCGACACTGTTAGGATAATAACGCTCTACATGGTCTGTTCCTGGACCAATTCCTAACCCAATTAATTTTTGATCTGTGTCCTGCATAATTCTAGCAATCATTTTCCCAAGTTCATATTGTGACTTTGGGTGAGCTCCCGATTCTTCCGGCAAACCATCAGAGAGGACAAATAGGAATTTTTCTGCAGCTTTTTGTCCCGCCAGCCGTTCAGAGGCTTGCGCTACTGCCCAGCCATCGTCATTGTATCTTGCTGCCGGAGTATTTACTTCCTGCAAGATTCCGCCCATATGTTCTCGCACCTCACGGCTCATATCTTGTCCAAATGGTTGATATTCGTAAAGTCTGTCATTGAAACCGAGAATTTCGGTGTTTATGGAGAGTCTGTTAAGCACTTCAGCTAGAACAACTGCGGCCTTAAATGTTTCTCGGATCTTTTGCCCCTGCATCGAGCCGGATAAATCCACGAGTAAGCTTATGGCATAATCTTTTTCAGAAGGGAGTTCTCGTTTCTGCCAGGCTCTACTTTCTACTGCAGAAATCCCTAGAGCTTTCTCCTGCATTCTTTTTTTGATATCAATACGCTTGCCAGTCTTAAAGCCACTTTGCCATTTTTGGGTACGTCTGGCGACAAAGATTTCTCTAAGATCTGTCTCAAGCGCATCAATAAGTGGTAAAACGTCACGGCGGTATTCTTCGTATACATTTTCATCTCCTCGCAGAGTCTTTTCAATGAGGTCGCGGAACCGCTTTTGATCGGGTGTCTGCTCAGGTTGACGTTCTTGTTGGTCGTCACTCTCAGAGTCAGAAGGGTGATCCGTCTTCTTAGCATCTACCTTTTCGCCGCGCTCAGCTCTCTTTTCGGGGTTGTCGGCTAGTTTACCTTCAAACTCAGCGTTAACTTCTTTCTCGAAATCTTCCAACGCTTTTTTGGCTTTTTCGGCAAGTTCTCTTTTTACGTCTTCCGGTAGAGAATCAATGTAATCTTTAATTTTTTGTTTTAAGCCCTCAGATAAGGAATCCAAGTCAATTATGCGTGGTTGACCATTGCCTTCTTGCCCCACCTGATTGCTTGGTTGGCCATTTTGCATTGCTTCTTCAAGCTCTCGCTGTTCTTCTTCGCTCAGGCTGTCCCTCAGACCCTGAGGAAGCCCTTTTTGTCCTTCTCCACCTTCACCGTCGCCTTGCATATCTTTCATTAATTCCTGAAGTTTCTGGTCTTCCATGTCAGTCTCAACCAACTTTTGAAACTCTGGCCACACTTCATCTCGATTTATTTCGTAGCTGACATTTGCGTATTGCTTAATAACACCCTCGCTTTCATCAGCTTCAGCTTTTGAAGGATAGCGGAGCCATGAATCTCGAGCACTATTGAGCGTTTGTTCTACGACAGCTCTAACTTCTTCTGGTAGATCTTCACTTAGTTCACCAGTAGTGTCACCTTGGGTTTCTTTGTACCATTGCTTGATGTATTCAAAGCCGGCTTGCATAAACCGGGGAGTGTAGCCCAAGTCTTCTTTAGCCTTACCCTTAGCTTTGCCTTCAAAATCTAAATCTTCTTGATAGGCAACGTCCATTTGATCGCCAAACCTTGGGTATGCTTCTGCAACAAAGTTGTTGGTTCGCGGATCTTCAATAGCGTTCATCATGAATGAAAAGCCAGGCTGTCGCCAAACTTCCTGAGGGATTTGTTCAGTGCGAGAGATTCTGCGATGACCGCCTTCGTGGGAAATAACAAAGCGGAGATAATCCATTGGTTTTTCAACCAAATCCTGTGGGTCGATGCGGATTTTATTCTGACCAAAATCCCAATGCCACCCAGCTCCTGGCTGATTTAGCTCAACGGGAATTTGAAAGTCCTTGCCAATAAAGTATGCTAGAGATGAGAGAACTTGTTGTCTGTGGCGAATTTCTATTTGTTGCTCAGGAGAAAAATGGCCCAAGATTTCGTTTTGGTTATCTTTGCGTAGCGCATGTAGTACGGTAGGTGATTCTCTCTCCATAAAGTCAGCTTTTTGTTCCATAGGGTGTACTTGAATTATATAAAATTTCGTGAAAAAAGCCCAGCATAAGAAAAATAAGAATTCTCTGGCTATTCCTACCTTTTTTTGTTAGATTAAACTTGAGCATGAACGATACAGAAATACATACCCAAGCCTATTTTAGAAAATCAATCATCACGCTTAATAAGATTTCAGAGAGTGAAACTAAAACTCCTGATTTCGAAGGTGACGAAATTTTAGTGGAAGTAAAACAAGTTGCCCCAAATGAAGTTGAAGGTTTAAGTAACGATTCTACGTATAACGCTCTCAAAAATAATCTTCGTGATGCTGCAAGGAAATTTAGAGCCTATGACTCAAACCACGATAAAAAGCATATTGTGGTGGTTTACTCGGATGAAATTGTGAAAGACGACATATATAGCGTGTGGACAGGAGAATGGTCACCTGAACACAGGGACAGAATTTTCAAGGGTGGCATGCTACTCTCAAAAGATCACAAGAATCATATTGATGCGATTGCTTGGTTTAGAAAAGTCACAGACAAATCCCCCACACATGTATGGGCTGTAAACAAGGGTTTGAAACAGTATTTTCCCGAAATAAACAGTGAATAATTGAGCGAAAAGTTTTATAATTGAACTGGTATGAACTGCCCTATAAGTACCACCACACTGAATTATCGTACCGATTATGAAAAACATAAGATATCAATGGAAACGCTATTGGGTACCATACAAGAATGATGGTATTAGCCTTACTGATCACGGGTTTCTGGAGGATCCCACCGGAGAGTTTGGAAAATATGTTAGCCCAAATTTAGCCACTTTAGAAGATCTCAAGAAGCTCGGTTGTCTTATTTTAGTTGGAGAACCTGGTATTGGAAAAAGTTCTGAGATTAAAGAACTCTACGATGCAACTGTTAAAGAGTCCGGAGATGACCATGCGCTTTGGATAGACCTGAAGGATGTAATGACTCCCGAAGGTTTCATTAGCAGACTAACAAATGATCCCCGGTATAAAAATTGGTCTGAGAATAATGAGCCACTTTATTTGTTCTTAGATAGTTTTGATGAAGGAACTTTTTCGTTTCCTCGATTTGCCAATGCATTCTCAGCCCTTCTCACTGACCACCACAAGAACATTCCCAATTTATACCTCAGGATCTCCTGTCGAACCGCTCTGTGGCCATCGTATATGGAAGGCAGCCTGATTGCCTTATGGGAAGAGGAAAACTGCCAGACACATGAGCTATGCCCTTTAACTAAAAAAGATGTAGAGACAGCATTGGAAGCTCAGGGTATCGACAAGCAAGCTTTCTTAGCGGAAGTGTATAGCAAGGATGCCAGTGGCTTGGCCGGTAAACCATTGACATTAAAGTTCCTGATAGATGTCTTTCTGGAAAACAAAGGTCATCTGCCTGATAGAAAATCTGATATTTACTCACGCGGATGTGGTCTTTTAGTGCAGGAGCCTCAAGAGTGGAAGAGAGTAAATCCTCCCAAAACACCAAAACTGAACTTACCACAAAAAATCGCTGTCGCAGAACGAATCGCGATTGCTACCCTTGTTGGTGGAAAGCCAACTATTGTAATTGAAGACGAAGGTAAACTCCTGGATAACGAGATCAATATTACTCAGCTTCATGGTCGAGAAATTATTGACGATGTATCTGTAACACTCGGGGACGAAGAGATTAAAGAAGTATTAAATACAGGTTTATTCTCGGCTAGAGGAAACGGGAAGGTAGGTTGGGCTCATCAAACTTATGGAGAATACCTGGCGGCCAGGTACATCACTCGACACAAATTGCCCTGGAAGCAGGTGCAGAGTTTGCTTTTTCAAGATCCTTTAGGAATTGGTATTTTTCAAGTCGTACCCCAACTCTATGAGGTCAGTGCATGGCTTGCCAGTCTTGAATCATCATTTTTCGATAATGCCGTTCTACTTGATCCTGAGTTTTTATTACTTAGTGATGCCAATGTCATTACTGATCAGCAAAAACAAGCTCTTGTGGAACAACTTCTCATTAGACTTGATCGAGGAGAGCTGGTCGACAGATGGGAAACATTTAACGACACTAACTATAAAAAGTTAAATCATCCAAATATCGCAGTACAACTTCAGCCTTATATCGAAGACTCTAGTAAAGACATTGTTGTAAGGCGAGCGGCAATCGATATTGCTCGAGCTTGCAAGGTCTCCTCTATAGAAAAACTGCTAGTAAACATCGCCTTAGACAGTAACGATAACCTCTCAATTCGGGTTCACGCTGCGCTTACCGTTGCTCACATTGGATCAGAAGAGTCTAAACAAGCACTGAAGCCTCTTGCAGATGCTGGCTTTCCAGACGATCCCGAAGATGAACTTAAAGGCGCCGTGCTAAGAGCCTTGTGGCCAAATCACATTTCAAACCAAGAAGTATTCTTCTTGATAACACCACCTAAAAAACGAAGCTTTCATGGTGCTTATTATGGTTTTGTCGATAAAGAATTGGCCGAGTCTCTCCGCACAGAAGATGTGTTGCCTGCTTTATCGTGGATCGAGGCAAATGCCTTAACACCAGAACGTTTGGAATACTTCCTAGGCACACTCTCGGATGCCATTATGTTGAAAGCATGGGAGGAAATTGCTGACCCACAAGTGTTGGAAAAATTTGCTCACATTGCTTATGAACGACTCAATGAGTTTGCAGGCATTGTCGGTGACCGCGCACTCAGTGAGAAAATTGCCGCTAAGTTTCAGAAGGCACTTGAGGATCAAGATGAAGGCAGAAGAAACTTAATCAAACGACTTGCTCAAATCATTCACGAAAGAGACAAAAAGCCAGGAAGGAAAGCTTTTGTCTTGTATCACAGAAGTCATGTTCAGCTAATTCTGCCTAAGGACTTTGAGTGGTTTATCCAATGGTTGGAGAGTGAAAAAGATGAGGAGATGCAAAAAATCATAGCAGAGATTATTTCCAGTGCTTTTAGGATTAACGATACAGCTCACATAGATTTGATGTACAAAGCCCGACAACGTAATCCTTTTTTGGAGGAGGAAACGAGGTTTTGGTTTGAGCCAGTTGAGCTGGCTTCAGAATCTGCAAAAGAACAACGAGAGCGATGGTCAAATGAACAAAAATGGCAGGAAAAGCACGAACATGATGAGCGAGAGGAAATTCTAAAAATTATTTCTCCGGAAAAGATAGTCGAACTTTTAGAGAAGAGTGAAGCTGGAGATATGAATAGCTGGTGGCTATTGAATAATGCCTTAGGTGTTACAGACGAAGGTTATTACAAATCTGATTTTGAGGAGCTACGTGGTTGGAAATTGGTTGAAGAAAATATTCATAAACGTATTATTGAGTGTGGCAAGCAATTCCTTGCAGAAAAAAGTTGTGACACTGATAAATGGTTAGGCAAGAACATACTCTATTTTCCGGCTTTGGCTGGTTACAGGGAGATTAAGAAGCTTTATTCTCAGCAGGATGAATTTTTGGAGAAGCAGGGACCTGAATTTTGGAAAAGATGGGCACCGATCACTCTTGGATTCCCACTTATTTCTAACCATCCAGAAAATGGAAAAATTATTGCACTTGCATATAAACACGCCCCTGATGAGGTTATTTCCACTCTTGGAGTACTAATCGATGATGAAGCTGAGCGCTACAACGGATTAATGATTAATGATCTGCTTGAAGATTCGTTGGATGAGAGAATGAGTAAATTTTTACTCGAAAAAGCTCAACAACAGGGATTTAGCCCTAAGGCTGCTGGTGAAATAATCCGCTTATTACTCCATCACAACGATGGAGCTGCGAAAGAGTATGTCAAGTCTAAAATTAAAGTTCCTCTGTCAACTGACGAACAAGAAAAAGAAGAAGTAATTTCATCGGCAGCTTCGCTGCTTCAAAATGCGGTTAGAGAGGATTGGGAGTTTCTCTGGAATTTAATTTTGAAAGATAATGAATTTGGAAGAGCGTTAATATTTAGAGCTCACGACAGCCCACTACGTGGATCCAGCGTTTTGCAAGATATTAGCGAGCCTCAGCTTGCAGACTTATTTATTTGGTTGACCAAGGAGTTTCCGCCCGAAGAGTACAGACATCCTGAAGGCGGTGGAACAGTCACGCCCCAAATATCTATTGGTGATTGGAGGGATGCAGTAATACGTGTGCTGATGGAGAAGGGTACGGCTGAGGCTTGCCGACAAATAGAAAGGGCTGCTAACGCGCTACCGCAGTACAAATGGATTAAACAATACACACTCATTGAAGCACGAAGAATCACCACCCAGAAATCTTGGCAACCACCTGAGATAAATAACCTATTTAAGTTAGTAGAGAATCGTGATTTAAGATTAATTAACAGCCCTGATGAGTTGATGGATAGTGTTTTGGAATCAATCGAAAAATTTCAACAAATACTACACGCGCAACAACAGCCTCGAGTCATTCGACTATGGAATCAAGATCGCAGAAGAAAGAAACAACCAGTTGTTTCATGGCCCAAAGACGAACTTGATTTGTCTGATGAGCTTGCCTCTCATTTAAATGACGATTTGAAAGATCGTGGGATATTTGTCGGTAGAGAAATGGTGGTTACTCGAGTTAACAGGCTAGATATCCATATTAAGGTTTTTGGTCGTGACCACTTAGGTAGACCAACCGACCCTTCCGAAGTTATTATCGAGGTCAAAGGGTGTTGGCATCCAGAGTTAGACATTGCAATGGAGACCCAGCTGGTTGACAGATATCTTTCTACCAATGGCTGTCACCACGGAATTTATCTTGTTGGGTGGTTTAATTGTGATGCCTGGAATGATTCAAGTGACACCAGAAAACAAAAAGCGCCTAAACTTAGTTTAGGACAAGCGAGAGAGAAGTTTGGACAACAAGCAGAAGCTTTGTCAACAAAACATGCATTTAGGGTGGAATCCGTAATTCTTAATACTGAGCTTTTATAAAAACTGTGAAGTGTCTGCGTACATGTCCAATATAGGTTTGCCACCAGCTTTTCTCTTTTTACTCTCCTCTACGTTCACAAAATTAACCAAGTAAATAATTGCCGCCTTCACTAGCTTCATAAGCTGAAGAGTTTCGGCCAGCATGGTGTTGTATCCAATATTATGCTTATCTAACTTACTGTCCCAATCCGTGATTCCGGAATCAAAAATAACTAAGCGTCTATGAGTTAGTGCATTCCTAATATCTTGGATTCTTTGGTGTGCTCCAGACTGAAAGTCCCGGTAAATATCATATAAGGCATACAGGCTGATGTTTTCCGAGTTAAGTATTTCTTTCCTGATGACTCCCGCATCCTGCCAAATAGAGGAGCTTCGTCCCCGTCCTCGAATTGAATCGAAGTAAATATCTTCTTCTCTAAACCCAATCTGGTAGTAGTCATTAATGAACACCGCTACTTTATCAAGAATGTTAAAGGCATCTTTAAAAGATGATTTCAATAATCCGGTATAAATATTAAATTGAGAATAGTCGAGTGCGTACACAAAAGATGTTCTTTCACTTATTCTGTTGAGGTCATCTTGGCGGTACTGAGATTGCACTAAAAGTAATCTGGCAACAGCATAGTCTTCTTTTATTTGGTTGAGATATTTTGCGAACTTATAAAATGTATCATCGTCATCCACTTTGGTTATTAGCCTTATAAAAATTGGATCCTCTATTGCTGCTTCACAATGGTCTTGGTGAATATGGAAATTTAGGAATAGTTTTTCTTTCTGGCATAAATCTAGATAGAACTTCTCGAAGTTGCTCAAATTGTCAGTCTTATACTTGGGGTGTTTGAGTTTCTTTTTTAACAACGAATTATCTTGGAATCGAGACTCAATGTAGTGCAGTTCGTGTTCAAAGGCTTGTTTGGCACTTTGCCCGCCGACAGCAACAAGATCGGGGTTATTTATGACCGATTGAATATCTTGGTAGGCCTCAACATAAATGGCAGTGCGATATTTATCTGATATTTCAGCGAAAGCTCTCAAAGCCTTGGCTCTGTTCGCAATTGCCATTGAGAAACTTTTATTAATACTGATAGCTTCATCGTAAACATCAATGGCTTCGATACTTCTTCCTAGGGTATCTAGGCAATTCCCCAAATTTACTAAAAGTTGTGTAGTGAGACCTGGATCACCTATATCTTCTATCGATGCAGCGCTGACTAAGTGTTGTTTAGCTTTCCACAGATTTTCACTCTGAGGAATATTTCTATCAACTACAGCTGCAATTCTTTCCGTAAGTTCGAATAAATCTGTATACCCATTTGCTAGACAATAATGAAGATATGCTTTAGCTTTGCCGTCCTTTGCCTTATCAAGCGCTAATTCTCCAGCGGTAATCCCGTCTTTAATAATTTTTTCACTTTTTAAGCCAACTCCTATATCTATCAAAAACCCAGGTTTATAAAATTTGTAAAGTCGATCGTCAGAGTTATTTTGCTCAAATTCATCCATTCTCTTTAGTGAGTTTTTGAAATCTCCGGCTCTAATTAATGAACCAATTGATTGAATTAAGAGTGTGTTTCTATTCATACTACTTACCGAAACTTTGATAGCAGTCGTTTGTTAATTTTGTTTCATTATCTACTAACTTTTTCCATTGTTCTGAGCCATAATCGGTTATCCCCAGCTCCTTTTTCCCTATTTCCAGATAAACTACTCCTAGTTCTGCACAATTTCTAGGGGATGGGTTACTGGCAAGTCGATAGCCTACAAAAACTCCGACTAAAATCATAAGGGTGGAAATCAAGAAAACTATTGGAAGTCCTACATTTCTTACTTTCATTACTTTTATTATATGAATTTAGGAGACTAAATCAAAGCGAAGTGTTCTAGGAATTAAGCATCTTACCCAACCCTGGAATCTTACCGATAAGTTCTCGTATTTTGTTTTTATTGGCAAGAGGTGGGGAATTACCCGCTCCAGGTGGCAAAGTGTCATTAGAAGGCGCTACAGGGGTCACAATCTCATCATTTAATGGTGCTTCCTCTGTCTTTTCTTGGAGTTGTGTTATTTCGGGACCAAGCAAGATGTCGACATACTGGTCAAGGTCGAGTTCCTCCAGAATCATTTTTTGTAGAGCACGCTTACGGATTAACCAGCGTTTTACATCGTCTATACTATTGGGATCCGGTTTATCCTGCGCAATTAGCTTATCGTAGAGAAGCAGTATCTGGTTAAGGCGAGCTTGTTTGTCCGGAGGAATAACTGGTTCTACTTCAACAACAGCATCAACCTGAATCTTTTTGTCCTCAGATTTAAATTCTTTGAAGTCGACAATGTTGCCAACAATTCGGTACAGCTTATCTTCACCGATAAATTCTCGGTTTAGCTGTATAAGAATATTTGCAACAGTAGTCAGAGCATTGGATATATTCTGAGCGTTCATGCTCAATCTGAGATTGCTTTGACCTAGAAGCATGGCAACCTTACCAAGTGGTTCTCCTGAAGATTGTGGTAAGCCTTGGAGATATTCCCCAAGAGCTAGTGTTCTTGAGATTTCATCGCGCAGAAGCTTGTCTTCATTGACTCCCATTAGGCTAATGTCTGGCGGTCGCTCAATTACCACATCATCCATTTTTCGTAGTTCCCAAACTGCTCCTGGAGAGAAGATTATGTCGTTTTTGGTAATGCCGGTATCTTTGCGGATTTTGACTACAGGGTCGAGCATTAGCACTACATCATCCATTCTTTGGTTGCGTAGGTCGGCGATTTCCATGATGGTGCTTTCGACTGGTTCAACATGGCCGGTTGCCCAGAACTCCCAAAGGAGTGACATATCAGGAAGATCCACAAAAATGTGGCCGTTGTTAACATCAAGGTAAGGATTCTCATCATCCCTGATGACCACTTCTCCGTTGGCAATAACTACCAGTTGGTCTTCTTCGTAGTCCCAGCATTCCCAGAGTTCGAGCTGTTTCTCTTGGTCGTTTTTAACCGGAAGTACTTTTTGCTCACCAGTTTCTGCCTTCTTGATGTCGCCATCTATCTGAGACATTTTCTTTGTATTTATCTCGTAGCGCTCTTTCTTCCAGTCCTCGACCACTTTTGGTTCGCAAAACTCAAGATTCTTGTAAATCTTATTTTCACCTCGGTTTTCTTCTTCTTTAGTAATCTTTTCCTTGGGTTTAACTATTCGGTGAATCAGCCAAGGACATCCTTCCTGAAGGTCTTCTGTTTCTGGAGCTGGGAGAAAGTCCCACAAGTCGCACAAAATCATCGTTGGATCGTCGTAGATCGTTTTAACTGTGCCGTTGCCCCTCTTTCTGCTTATTACCTTCCAGGCAAGCTTTACGATTCCGTTACCATACAAAACAGATGATTCAATCCAGTCAGGTAGTTTCTTGGCCAGCTCAATAATGTCAAAATCGTAATTAACCAAATCTGCCCAGGAGCCTAGCGCTGTGGACTGGATATCGGCTTTTTCCCTAGGAATAACTCTCGTTTTTCGTTTTGCAGTGGCGAGTCTTGATACAACAGTTTTAACAATCTCAAAAGCGATTGGAGGCATTAACCTGGTGTTGTATGCATAGTTTTGTTTGTGTTGGTATGCCCGATAAAGGCGATACATGCGTAGCCATTTGGCTTGGTATGGATCTCGAAAGTCTTTTGCACGCTTAAACCTGGCCTTCCACTTGGTCAGAAGTGCTGCGTCACGCTCTGAAGGTTGGTATCTAGCTATTTGGGTGATTTTTACTTCTTTTACTTCAGGTTTTGGCATAATGATTTAGGCAACAAAAAAGGGGCTTGGGTTCGTCTACTTTTGAAAAATAGAGAAACCTAAGCCCCGATAGCTTCGTTAGGCGGTTTTATTTATGCTTTTAGGCTATAAAATTGAGCCACAAAACTCTAGTTCGTTAATGTAACCAAGTGAAAATGCCTGATTAAAGTTATAATGAAACTGTTGAAATAAAGTTGGATATTTTGTATTCTATTAGTATCTAATGGTAAGTAACTCTATGGAAGAATTGCTAACCCTAGGCGAGGCAGCGAAAGTCCTAAAAGTCCATCCTAATACACTTAGGTTGTGGGATAAAAAAGGCGTGCTTACGGCAATAAGAATTGGTGTTAAAAAGGTAAGGCGTTACAAACGGGAAGATATAGAAAAGTTCATCAATACCAAGAATAAGTAAATATGGCACTAATTGATAATAAAAACCAGACATTACAGGAAGCACTCAAAAATGCCTTATTGTCAGCTGACAGCGTAGATATAGCGGTCGGCTTTTTTTATTTTTCTGGCTTTCAAGCACTCTTTGATCAGCTCAAGGATAAGAAAATTAGAATTCTTGTTGGTTTAGAAGTCGACCCACAACTCGTCCCTATGATTGTTCAGCAGTCCAAAGAGGGTGATATCGACCTCTCTAAATGGCAAACCAGAAACAACACTAATTCCAGGACTGTTCGAAAGCTTAATTATGTCGATGCCTTTGTTAGTTTTATGAATGATAGCGATATTTTTGATAGCGATAGGTCAAATGAGGTATTTGATTTTTACATTCAGAAAGTAAAAGATGGGACGCTGGAGATCAGAAAAACTGTATCTGACTATCATGGCAAGTTTTATTTAGTACACAACAAGCCTGAGGCATCTCAGAATGGCGATTTCCCTGGCACTATGTTTATGGGTTCTAGCAACCTCACCTACCGAGGATTAATCGGCCAAGGTGAGTTGAACGATTCCAATCGAGAGAAAAGTAAGTTTGAAGAATACCAGTCTGAGTTCGAGCGGATGTGGAATGACGCACAATCAATTGCAATTGCTGATATCAACACCAAGGACGACTTCATTAAAGCAATACAACCTCGCATCTGGAAATATGCTGTTCCTGCTCCTTATGATATTTATATCCGTATTCTTCATGAATTGTTCCAACAAAAAGAAGTCAACTCCCTAAAGACACCCAAATCTATAACCAGCGGCTTGTACAACGATCTTGAATACCAAATCGATGCGGTCAAGATGGTTATTGATAAACTCAATAAATATGACGGCGCAATTCTTGCTGATGTTGTAGGGCTTGGCAAAAGCATCATTTCTTCTGCTGTTGCACATAATATGGACATGAGGACAGTAGTTATTTCACCACCTCACCTTATCCCTCAATGGGAAGATTACAAAGAGCAATTTGGCATTCGAGGCTCTAAAGTTTTCAGTTCAGGAAAAATTGGTGAAGTTTATGAGCGCTATCAGGACTCGAGAGACCCTATTCTGTTCATTCTTGATGAAGCTCACCGCTATCGTAACGAAGATACTTACGACTATAAGTTGCTTCACCAGGTTTGTAGAGGTAACCCAGATAACAAAGTGCTATTGCTCACTGCTACTCCGTTTAACAACGATCCTAAAGACGTTTTTGCTCTCCTTAAGTTATTCCAAACTCCAGGGCAATCAACAATTCGTTCTGTCGATAATTTGAGCTTACGTTACCGAGAGCTTATCCAAAGGTATAAAAAATTGCGTCGAGATATGTCTAGAGACATGGATGCTGAACAAATTGATAAAGAAGCTCAAGAAATTGCTGCAGAGCAACGAAGGCTCATTGAGCCAATTCTTATCCGTCGTTCTAGATTAGACCTTAAGTACATTACTCGTTATCGTGAAGATTTGGCTGATCAAGGAGTAGACTTTTCTGAAGTTTTAGGGCCAGATTTACTTGAGTATGATTTGGGAGATCTGTATGAGCTTTACGTCGAGACGCTTAGTTTAATCACTAAGCCAGAAGACCAAGGGTTTATCGGGGCTCGCTATAAACCTACCGATTCTGAATACATGAATGAAGAAAGTCGCAAGAAGTTTATCGAAAAATACAAAGATGAATTTGATGATGTTGAAGATATTAAGATCGCTCAGTCTAACTTGGCTCAATTTATGAGAAGACTCTTGGTTTAGCGCGTGTGAACT